GCCGCTGTCCTTGTAGACCTTCAGGGTTGCGAGCGAGCCGGTTTCAGGAACCACGGTGGCCGTGAGTGTCCCGTCTGATGTCGCATCGGCAACAAACACGAAGGTGTCAAAGGCCCGGTATCCCTCGAGCAACGGCCTCGGCACCACGGGTGTCAGCGTGATCACGTTCGTTGTCGTCGACGCATTGCACGCGATAAGACGCGACGCCCCGTCATAGCGCACCCGCATGGATTGGATGACCAGCAGCCCCTCGGGCGTCAGAAGTCCGGTGTCGGGGTCGATGAACGGAATATCTGAATCTGCACGCGCGATAGGTTTGGGCTTGGCGGCCTCGGAAATCGTCATACTCCCACCCTCATATCAGGCGTTCGGTATCCGAAGATTCTGCGCGGCACCGGATCGGTAATGACGAGCTTCAGATGACGATTGTAGAACCGCCCCAGCCGATCCCATCGCACTTGATGGGAGCTGTTCGCATATTCGCCCTTCTTGCCCATCGATCGCCACGTCTCCGGGGCATCGAAGTTTCGCCCCCCATCGTCCGAAATCGACAGCATGATTTGAGGATCTTCGCCCTGTCCGGATGTCAGCCCTACGCCGGTCTCGATATCGGCCTCGAACCACGGCATGGAGATATTTCGGCCCTGGGGATCGAACATCGGCGCCGACACGGCCTCGCCACGGATCTGATCGCCGAATTCCGTGTAGGTGGAACTGTCGAGGTATCCGAGCTTGCCCGAGAACGCATCGCCCACATAGGTGCGCCCGTAGGCTGTGGCCACACAGTTGACGCGCCACCGGCCGAGATCATTGCCCGTCCGATCATGGGAGCGTCGCTCGTGCCAAAGCTGTGTCGCCACGTCGTAGACAAAGGTCGCGGCGATATGAGGGAAAGTGTAGCAGATGAATGTGTGCCCACCCCAAACATAGGCAAAGCAGATGACATCCTCGACGGTTCCGTAATTCTGCCATGTCTTGTCGATGGCCGGCGTTGATATCTTGCGGAGTGACCGCCCCCCGATCCGGTAGGCAATCCGATTGTCGCCCAGAATGAACGGCGTTTCGTCCTCATCCGTGATCGCGAATGAACCCGCGAGGCCCCGCTCGATCGTCGCGCCGCTGATCCTCTGAAAAGGGAAGTTGGCCGCGTTGGCGTTATGCCAGATCTCTATCGTCTTCTTGCCGCCGGCGTACAGCAGCTGCTTGTGGTTGTAGACCGAGAGCAGATCGTCGGACTTGGATTCGGCGGTCGCGAACGCGGTGCTGTCGTAGACCGTGCCCGCGAGGGAGTCAGAGCGGAAGAATTCGCCTGTCCCGGCTCGGTTATGCAGGAAGAACCCATCCAGGTAAGCGATGGTATCGGAGGGATTGTAAGCCGCGTCCGTGATCAGCTGAAACCCGGAAGCCGCGCTGTAAATATAACCATTCACGCCGTTGACGATCCCGACCTCGGCGCCATTGTCGTCCATCGACACCACATTGGTGCCCGAAATCACCCCGCCGAGCTCGGTAGTCGTGTGATTGCTCGCGATGGAGTACAGCGAGCCCCCTGATGTCGCATACAGCACGCCGTCGAGCACGTGGAGGCCACGAACCGGGCCAGAGCCCAGGGTTGCAGCCTCGATGATGCCAGGCGGCTCCAGGAGCGCAACCTGGGCCTTTGTGCCCTTCGGCTGGATCTCACCATACAGATTGATCACGTTCTGCGCCGAGAGGGGCAGGCTGTCGTGCTTATAGGATTGCGTCGCGAAGGCTGGTGTCATCCGCCAAACCCCATATCGGGTTGGAACCGCATAGACTCTTCTTCCCGATCCCAGCCCTCCATGTCATCGAGGAGGCTCGCGGCCCTGTTCTGGATCCTTCCATATGTTTCCGAGTCCACCTCGTGATCGTCACCCAGCAGGTCGGCAAGGTTGTAGACCAGCGTCTGAATCCACTCTTGCGGCAGATCGGGCGTGTTTCCCGCTGCGTCGAAATCCTGGATAGGCCGATACCATGTGAAGTTTATGAATCCCTCGAATGGGTTCGGGACATGCCACAGATGCAGTTTCCCGGCATTGAGCTGGGGATCGTAGAACGCCGTCGAGACCGCGCCCGTCGCCGACTTATTCGGCAACCGCTGGTAATCCAGCCTTGCGATCATGCTGATGCCCGGGGACTCCAGCCCCGTCGATGCATCCTCCCAGCGGGCATCGACGACCTTCAAGGGCCGGATGATCTTGTTGGTGTAGGCGTAAACCTTGGTGCCGAGCGCGGCCGAATCCGTAAGCCCAACGGTTAGCGTAACCGTGGATCCGGACGGCGCCCCATTGATCGTGGTCCAATGGATCGAGCCGCTGTCGAGAAGCACCCCGATGTAATCGCCGCTTGTGAGATCGGTGATGGAATCAACAGAGATCGTGGTCGCCGAAAGTGCTGCAGCGGCGCTCAATGCGGTCGTGACATAGGTTTCGGTCGCGTGATCGGAGGCCACGGCGGACGAGAGCGAATAGGTGATCTGCGAAGGCTGGGGGAACAGCGTCGCCTCGGTCACGGTCCAGACGTGGATGCCGCGCCCCTGCCAATGCTTGACCAGGGCGTTCAGCGCAAAAGCCCCGTCCTGCATCATGCCATCTCCCGGCGTAGTCGTGCCCCGAATGGCGCCGATCTTGCGGTATGCCTTCGTTATGATCTGATCACGGGTGACCGTGAAATCACTTGATCCCGATGTCGCCATTACGAAGAACTCCTCTTGCCTTGCTCAAAGTCTTCGCGGCCGTCCATCGAATTGTGAACAACGACATACCCGGTGGCCTCCTCCTGGATTTCAGGTTTACACCAGCATTTTCCGCGCGAATCCGTGTCGTGATCTCGCAAATCGTTCGCCGGATATGCATGAATGATGTCTTCGCCAGCAACATTGTCGGGTATTCCAGCCATTTGCTTCCCCTATGCTATATCCGACGACGCAACAGCCGTCCGGTTCACCACGGTTGCGCCGGTCGCGGCCGCCCACGACAGGCCCTCGGTCAAGACCAAGGTTGTAGCATCCGGGATCGACTGAACCAGTCCTGCGAACATTTGATTGTTGGTCATCCCGATCAAGACATTATCGCCCCCCTCAAAGCGAGCCGAGGAGGTAACGGCAAGGCTCTGGTTTCCCGCCACATGATCGGCCGTCAGGCTGGTTGTCAGCGGACCGGTGAAAACATCAGTTCCACGAGGGCGGGCGTCGTCAACATAGACCTCGTCTCGCAGTCCCCGGACGAAATCCTGCGGGTTCCGAGCCCACCACACCCGATTCCAAACGCGGTCGCCGTTCCATTCAAGCTTGGTCTCGCTGGCATACCGCGTGAAGCCGGTTTTATCGCAGCGACACAAATGATCGCCAAGCCGCCATTTTCTTCTTATCGGCATTCGTCAGGTCCTCCGCCTCATTCCAATCCAGTAGGATCGAGGAATTTGCCCGCTCTCGCCCACCAGAAGCCCGGCCCTTACCGCTGAAGGCTCCAGGGTTCGGAGCGTGATCGCCTGGCCCGTGATCGTCAAGGTGGCCGGGTCAAGCACCAAAATGAGACTTTCGCTAAATTCAACATCCTGGCCGGTCATTTCAACTGTAGCGGGCAGAATCGACAGGACGTCGGTATCGGCCAAGGCCAGCACCTGGCCGGTCATTTCAAGAGTCGCGGGCAAAAGCGCAGCCACATCGGCGAATACGATGGTCTGCCCGGTGAATGTCAAGGTGGCGGGGGTCACCGCGAGGGAGTCGACGGTGCCGTCGTCTGGCAATGACGCCAGCGGGAGAGCCGCGATAGCGTCAAAGCCCAGCATCTAGATTACTCCGACTTGATCCCAATCGTCGCGGGCTCGATCGTCATGCGCATAACCTTGTTGACGACGCGCTTATCCGGCATCTGGTCTTCAAGATTGCGTATCTTTACCGATAGAGCTCTGGCGGCAAGCCGATGCTTTTCAATCCGCTCGCTTTCGAGTGCTCTCTGCCCCCGCAGGAGCGCGATCTCGGCAAGCAGATCTTTAATTTCCTGGCCGTTCATATCAAGCCTCCTGCACCCGGATCACGCCATTTGCGCCGATGTCGACGGTAAAGCTGTTCCCATTGTTCGTAGTCGCGGCCGAACCCCGATCAGCATACCCGACAAGCGGATCGGCCGGCGATGTCGGCGTGTCATCGTAAATTACGACATATTGATAAGGTCCGAAAGAGCCGCCCGACGCCGTCCAGGTCTGATCGGCGAAGCTCCACACCCAGATGCCCGTGCCTGCGCCGGATTCCTCCAGCGTCACGCTCGTCAGAGCATCGCCGCCCGCCGTGTACCCGTTCTCGGCAGTGATTTCCGTTATATCGGTGAATACCGTATCCGTCGCGGCCACCGGCAGCGTGTTCGTGAGCGCTATCTTGAATGAGTCGGTGTCGAGGTCGATGGTCCCATCAAGCTGGTATTTGATGTACTCATCGAAAAGAATCAGTGTTGCCACGATGGGCCTCCATAGATTGGCTTGTCGTGTGACACTTCCATTGTGAATGTGCCATCAGTGGAGTTGGTGGAGTGGATGGCCACCCCCACCCTGCCATAAGCGGAAACATCTTCGCCCACACCCTGGAATGTAGCACCTGCAGCAAGTGTCGCCGCAGCCCTGCTGTTGGATGTGGATATTCCATTGCTCGCCGATGCCCCCTTGGGACCCGATTCGGCCGGAACCCACTGCTCCGGCGTTTGGGACGTGTCCAGAACGTACTGCCTGCTGTGAGGCATCAGGCGTAATCCTTCACCATCTCAAGCGTAATGCGGTACGTATCACCGGCTGTATGATCAATCGTGGTGAATTTTATATCCCCGGTCTTGCCCGCGCCCGCGTCGTTCTGAAGGCCCCCAAACTTGCGATAATCGTGACTATCAGAAACTCCCGCAGGGACCTCCAGCGCGATGGTGTCCGCGTTAGCGTCCCACAGGATCTTAACGCTCATGCCAACCGTGTGATATTTGACGCCCATTATCTTGACACCTGTGCAGGGGCCGGCTGACGCATGGGCCGACAGGGCCGATACGTCGACCTTGGTCACCGCCGCCTCGCCGGTCCCATCCGAGGTGTTCGAGAACTGAACAACCACATTGCGCGGCCCGTCGATCAGTTTTAGCGCTGTTACAGCGTCAACCATCTGAATTCCTCCTATGCGGCGCTGTTTTTCCGGTCGACCACTTCAGCCTCTTCCATCCACCGGCCTCGGTTCGCGGCGGCATACCGGACTGCCGAAGTCACCGTTTGCGCGGCAACCCGAGCTGTATCGTCAGGCTTGTAATAGCCGTACAACCCAGATTCCCATGGCATCGGCTTCGCAATATTCGAATCCGACGAGATGCGAACGTTTACCCCCATCCCGGCGAGGCGCCCCACCCAATAGTCCAGGCAGGACTTTTGCTGCGCGTATTCGATGGAAGGGGGAAGCGCCAGAATGCGATGGATTGTCACTTCCTCGTAGCCCGCATAGCCGGCATGGGCCAGCATGTAGGCGATCGTCGACGTGAAATATCCCATCTCCCGGAGCTGCTCCTCGGTTCGTGAGTAACCGTAAAAGCGCCTCATGACATCGTACAGCGGGAACTCTATCGACCGTGGGATTTCATCATAATGTCGCTGGGCAAAGACATCGATGTCCAGCTTGTTCACATCGTCGATGAACTCCGGCTGCCGAGTGATCAGCGGGTCCATGAAATACAGGCGCGTCAACCCCTCCTGGATCTTGTAGGTGGAATTGACGCCCCATACGTCGAGATCGGAATCGAACGGCCCCTCATAGGGCCGATACATTCCCGTGATGACGACCCTCTTCATTTACGTTGCCGTAGTGGACGGGATCAGAACGCCCGACGCATCAATGATGTTCGACCCGTAGTTCTCAATGCACATGCACGAACCTGGATCAAGCAGTGCCGCAACGGTGCCGCCTGTAGGCCCGGAGAGCGCGTTGTACGAGATGATGCCAGTATCAGGGTTGTCGATCTGTACCGCGATGCCGTTCACTGTGTCGGAGTTGTAAATCTGATTTTCCGAAATCAGGAGATCCGTGCACACCGTCGATCCATCCCCGGTATCGCCGGTCGTGTCCGACCAGATGGCGCCGTTCGCCCACTTGCCGAAGAAATGGTTTCCGACGATCCGGGTGTTGTCGGCATTGTCCAGGCGAATGGCCTCGTTTGATCCGAGCAGGTCTTCCGAGATAAAGCGGCAGCCCAGGAACTCCGTGCCCGCGACATCCTCGCAATCAACGAAGATCAGGAAGTCGTCGCCGGTCGCGTCGAAATTCCATTCGCATTGCTCGAACACACAGTTTGCAGCGTCAACGTTAACGCCAACCACGGCAGCCGAGACGGACGTTTTGAACAGCACATTCTGAATTGTCGTGTTGGCCGCGTCGACCTCAAACGAGCCCGCTGTGCCACTATAGGTAAACGTCGGTCGTGCCGCTCCGCCGCCAAGGCCGATAATCGCCACGCCGGCGACGTCGACCACAACATCAGTTGCCGCATCGAGGTCTTCCGTGTGGCCAGGCTTGAGCATGACGATGTCGCCATTGTTGGCCGTGCAGAGGTTCATCGCAGTGTTGACCGACAGCACGGGACGATCGAATGTCCCCTTCGTTCCGGTCGATGACGCGGTCGAATCGACCCAGATCACTTTCCCGCCATAGCTGTTCAGAATTGGCATCCCGCGAACGGTGACGCCGCCGCTAAACCCGCCTGGGTAATTGGAATGTCTAGGCATTTGATAGTTCTCCCATCTGACCCCTCGGGGTCCAAAATTCAGGAAAGTCCAGTGGTGAGAGGAACGAAGCCGCCCCGAAGGACGGCCCCGCTTGTCTTATTAGGCCCCCTGGCTGGCGAATAGGCAGCGCCAGTCGTTGAAGCCGTGCGAGAAAATACAAACGACAGAGGCGCATGCGTTCTTGGTATCGAACTCGTTGTCCTTGTCGAATGTCGCCTCAAGACCGGTGTAATGAACGAGGCCATCGTCGCATTGGGTCTGAATGAACCAAGCGTCAGTATCGGTATGGTACGGGTTGATAACCACACCATCGCTGAAGATGTTCATCTGCTTGAGAGCGTTCACCGCATTGTTCGCCGTGTCGTTCTGAAGAGTCGACTTCAGAATACGAGTTGATTCGAACATGTTGTTGTGGTGGACGATCAGGCGCCGCGCCATGCTGGAAATCCGCAGACCGCGGGCATCCTTGGTGTCACGGACCTTGATGACCAGATCCTCGATCGCTGCCTCGTTGAGATCCGAGTCAACGTCAGCCGCATTCGACTGATTGGCCCCATCCACGGGGTGAGCGCTCGAAATGAACGTTGTCCCATCGCCATAGGTGTAGCTCGCGTCGAATGCGCGGTTGAAGATCTGCGCATGCAGGGTTTCCTCGGTCTCACGAACAGACCGAGCAAGTCGGCCGGCACGTTTGAGCGAGATTTCCTCGTACTGATTGAAAAGGATTTCCTCGAGAGTCACCTTGTACCCGAGGGCATAGGTGACCTGGGTCAGCCGCTGGGTGTACCCCTGATGCGTCTGATCATAGAGAATTCCACCGGATTCCGTTTTGGTAGACAGAAGGCCGAACGGAACGTCCTCGATCGATTCCTCATACGATTTACTGGTCGGCGAGGAGTCATAGATTTGGGACCAGATAGGCTCCCACTCTTCGTATGACTGACCAAACCAGCTTTTTACACCCGGCCAAGAGGCGGCGGGATGTTGGGCACGTGTAATCACGGACATGACTATCCCTCCTTATATGCCGAGCAGATTGCGCTGGCTGTGTAGATTTACCTGCACGAGCCATTTCGCATTGGTGAGCGTGATGTCGTTATCCGACCGCTCAACTGGTGCGATAATCTGCATCTGCAGCGTATTGGTGACATCGAGCGTGTTGGAGTCCAATTCGGCCCCCGACCAACCCGATACGGTGGAGCCGGTGCCGATTATAAGATCAGCATTTCGTCCGGCAGCTCCAGCCCCCATCGCTCCGCCGACCCCGTCTTCCTGCATTTCAAACAGAACATCGGGGTCGTCGCATACCAGGATGTAGCCGGCCGTGCTGGCTGCATGATACCGGCCCGAACCCCGCAGAACGGGAATCGGTGGATCTCCATGGAAGGCGAGTGACTGGACGAATCCGGTGATATAGTTCCCGCCTGCAGCCGTGGCGCGAGCAACCACGGGCACGCCATTGGCGTCCGCGGCAGAGGTCACGACGATGACAGGATCACCGACAAATAGCGCAGTGTCATATGTATCCGGCACGTAATAGACAGTGCCCGATCCATTGTACGGTGCGCCGTTGCGATGCCGAGAGGGGACTGCCCCACGCGGCAAATCAGCGTTTACCATAGCAAAGCTCCTGGTAAGTTACGCGGGCCGAAGCCCGCATTTCAGGGATTTTTGGATGTCGATCGGGTCGCCTGTCTCTGGACGGCTTCGTCTATCGGACGCCTGGGTTTTTGATGGAGATCCCACCGTCCGGGACATAGCGCTTGTCGCCCGGCTGGTCTCGATCTTTTCCTCGGCTGATCGCGTCGTCGATCTCGTCAACCGTTTGCCTTTTCGCTGCCAGGTCGGCCTGGCGGAACTTATCAGGCAATTTCATCAAATAGGCGGACATTCCGCCGCCGTTTTCATGTGTTCCCGCGGGCGTCAATATAGGCTTGCCCTGCGGATCCTTCACATGTTCATACCCCGCCCGGCGCGCGCGGTCTACCCTTCCGGGCACATCGTTGATCCACCGCAGGTAATGTTCGGGGATCTTTTCAGCCGACAGGCGGGCCTCCCCGGTGCCCAGAGGAATACGTTTGAGGCTTCCCGGGCCCATCGCCTCGCCGGCATCATCCACTGTCGGAAGATCATCCGGGTCGGTCTCTGTTTCGCCATCGGTTTCGGCCGCAGGGGCCGCAGCGAGCGCGCCACGGACAGCCTTGATCGAAGCACCAAGGGCCATCTGGGACAGGCCGAATGTGTTGATCCCCAGGCCTTTCGCTTCAGCCTGTAGCTCCACAAAGGCGGTGTCTTTTTTCTTTTCGTCAGCCTTGTCGCGGGCGCGGACAGGCGGCGGCGTCTCTTTGGTGGTGTTCTCGGTCACGACGCGTCTCCATTCTCAAGATAGTAGTCTTTGGCGTATTGCTCGGGCGTATAGGTTCGTTTCTTCGCCACGAAATGAGCGTTCAGGCGGTGATAGGTCGCCTTAGCTTCGGCCGGCAAGTCGTCAAACCCATTCTTGACCTTCCGTGGTGGCGGGCTTCCGGACCCGGATACCGGCGAGGGTTCCTGTCGTCTCTGGTTCTCGAACTTCTTTGGATAGAGCTCGCGGATTTCCTTTCGGGTCGCGGCAAGGCTCTGCGCCTCGGTCATGCCTTCCCCGCCATCGGCCTTGGGCGTCATGTTGGCGGTGTGGATGCTCACAGCAATCGGGTTCAGCTTCCGATCGCTCATGATGTCCTGGTTCTCACCGATCCAGGTCGTGGCTGCCGGCGACAGTTCGGCGTCCGCCGCTGGTTTTTTCTCGGCAGGAGGAGCTACTGCAGGTTCCTTTGCCGGCTCAGCCGGGCGCTCGGGCGGCTTTTCCGCCTCCAAATCCTGCAATTCCTTCTGCGCTTCGCGGTAAGCGTCTCCCTCGCCATCC